TTGTTGCTGCAAAGATCCGTATGAACCAGCTTGGTGAGGCCGCTCGCGTTGTTATCCTTGGACCGCAGCGCGTTATCGGTCAGTGGCAGTACAGCATCGTTCAGTTGACCCAGTATCAGCGTCCCGGCGCAGGTTCTGCTTCTACTGCACAGACGCTTGAGCAGGTCATTGGCTGGAGCGGTGACGATCTGGAATTCGGTTCCGACGATACCCTTATTGGTAAGGGCGCTGGCGGCACTGATGCAGTCCTGATTGTTATCCCGGAAATAAAGGTTCCGTTTGTTGGTTCACAGCCGAACACCAACATTTTCGCAACTCTGACTCCGAGCCTTCAGGCAACGACTCTGCAGCTTTCCAACGTAGCGGCTCCGATTGAAATCACTTCTCCGCTGCCTGATGGTGCGCTGTCAACTCTGTCTGAAATGAGGGCAACTCCTGGCTGGGCTATTCGCTCACAGGGCACGACCATCATCTCGATGCAGTACAGCTAAAAGCGATATTGGGAGCGGGGTATAATAGCCCCGCTTTCAACTAAACAGGGAATAATGATGGCTAATTTATTTATCGCTAACGTATCTACTCAGGATCATGTGTTCCATTGGACGCTTCCTGAAGGTCCCAAAATCTTCAGTATGCCGATTGCGGCGGGTGGACAAGCGCAGGTTCTGCGCGATGCACATGATATTGATATCAGCTTCGTTGTAAATCACCATAAGAAATATGGTTTGGTTAGCATTGAAGACGCTAAAAAAGCAGGTCGAGATTCGACCAAGATTTCTCTGGTCTACTCGGATAAGCCGATTCCTCTTGAAGTATTTGGTGTAGTAGACGAAACGAATCAGGATATCCTTGCGGATCAGATTCAGCGCAACAAGGAAGAAACGGCTTACGGAATGATTAAGTCCATTGAGACTAATCCTGACTTGCGTGAAGGCGTTAAGGCCGTCGAGCTTGAGATCATTGAAGACACTCCCAAGGAGAATGATCGCAAAGGCAAGTCGATGGTTAAGCAAAAGTTTAGTCACCAAATCAAGAGCTAATTATGGATGGACCGACTCTCACTGGTTATGTCAGCTTTATCCGCAACATTATGGGTATTGACACTACCCTATTGCCAGATGGAAGTCCGGTCATCGAGTTCTCGTACAACTTTGCCCTGAATATCTGCACGGACTTACTTTCTGTAATTCCTCAGATACCAGGGCAATTTCTGTACATCACGGCTGTTTATAACCTTGCAGGTGACACATTGCTCACTTATGCACAGGATCAGTCAGGGCAGACTTTCTTCGCACAGGCACAACAGAAATATCAGCTAAAGGCATTTGTTTCTGGCGTTGTATCATTCGCTGGTGATGAAGGAACTCAGTCCACCCTATCGGTTCCAGAGGCTCTTAAAGGTCTTACGATTGGAAACCTACAGAATTTAAAAACCCCATACGGTAGAACGTATCTTCAGATTGCACAGGACTTCGGCTCACTCAGCCTTCTGGGTGTAGCATGAAACTTGTCCTAGGCGTTAATCCTACTTCCTATTCAGACCCAAAAGGGATTGAAGGAAACATGGACCCTGACGTTGTAGCAGTCGCTCAAGCGATTGAGAGAAAGTACAAGCTGATGGGCAAGTTTGTTGAAATGAATCAACGGCTTGTAGGGGATGCTGTCGCTGAAATGGCGATCAAAAAACTAGAGGGCAATGATATCAATGAAGCGTCTGTACGCAAGATATCTTCTGCTTTCAAAGATGCTTTACAGTTAAAGCTGTTTGACGGAAAGATCCCAGGTGTTGCCACCAAAGCGGCTAATGTCGGAAAGAGATGGCGCAAGAATAGCCCTAATCGCGGCTTCAATCGCCCATCTTTTATTGATACTGGAACCTATAAAGCGGCTATGGATGCGGTGATAAAGGATGCCTAATCTCGATCTTGGCGGCAATTTCCCGGAAAACCCGTTAGCCGCTGCCTTAGTAGCTGGCCTAGGGTCAATCAGTCAGCATCAAGAGATTACGTTTGTCTCGTATACGCGATACATCCTTCCTCTAGATGGAACTGTCTTCTGGATCAAAGATCCTGGCACCGCTCCAATCTCCGTATTTGGATCATTCCATTACAACACCGAGCAAAGGCAAGAACTTGATAAGACAATTGCTTATCAAAACATTCTTCTGACAACTCCTATAGAGATTGCAGACTTTAATGGTGTTCAGCCTAGCCAGATGTGGCTGGGTCAGGGACCAGATTTCCAGTTTAGTTTCTCATCTCACAACAACTATTATGAACAAGCAAACCTGTGGCATTACACAGGTCAGGCCGTATACCCTGAAATGTATACGCAGGTTCTACAGGACTTTTCAGAATTACCGACTGCTCCTGTAGTCTCCAATAGTTTGCCTATATGGATGGCTCTGAACAACTTTGGGCCTGTTTACCCGTCTTATCTTGTTCCTGAGAATATCGTTCCTCCATACATTGTCTGCCATATTGATCCTATGGCAACTAATCAGATGCAGCCTATTCCTCTTCTCAATGATGTAGGGACATGGCAATTGATGTCAGACAAGGTTCGATTAGTTATTTATGGTTTTGACAATCAAACAGTGCAAAACTATCTCCAGTATATTGTCAATTCGTCCTTAGATGGGTCGTTTGGCATTATGAAAATGGGTATGGTCGCGAGGGATGGTAAGCACATTCAGTCAGAATTGAATGCGTTAGGCCAACAGAAATTCGTTGATTTAGAAGTAAGTTATAATCAACACGCTGTATATCAAACCGCGCTGAACTATATTCGTCGTACTTTGCCCGTTCCTATCTATATTAACCCCCCGTAGGAGTTACTGATATGCCACAAGGTCCTTTCCAAACTACTTCACTGGGCAATGCAACCAGCAGCGCCCTTGATCTTACTGCAGCCACCGTAGTTAAAGCTACTCCGGGCTTTGCCGTAACTATCTCTGTTCTTGCCACTAGCTCTACTGCTGGCGCAATCTATGATGCGAAGCTAACCACCGGCAATACTGTTGCAAACCAGATCGCTGTTATTCCTGCAACTGTTGGCAACTATGTTGTTAATTTCCCTGCAAAAGTGGGAATTACTGTTGCTCCCGGTACAGGACAGACTGTAGCAATCTCTTACAATTAAGGGGTAAGTCATGGCTTCTTTTAACCAAATCGTACAGACAAATATCTCTGTGCAGGTAGCGCCCGCTCCGACGAGCTACTTAAATACAGCGGCTATTGTCTCTATCGGTGGTACTACTCTAGCAGCAGGTACTACGCGATATATTTCTGCGTCTGGTCAGCTTGAGTCGATTCTGCAATCCGAGCTTGCGGTTTCTACTGCCACTTGGTCTTCAGGCATTGTTACTCTGGTTACTTCTGCTCATGGCATTCCGGTAGGAACAACTACGACCATTAATGTCTCTGGTTGTACTCCTGCTGGCTATAACGGCACGTTTGTCGCAACGGCAGCTACTACCACTGAGTTCACTTATGCGGTAGCAACCAATCCGGGTACGCTTACCGGAAGTGGCACTGTAGAAACGGGTCCGACTCTTTATCTTGAAGCCGCTGATGCAACTTGGTGGGCACAAGGAAATAGTCAGGTCGGATATTACGTCTATGAGGCTGGCACTGCGGCATCAGCCGCAGTCCTGACTTCAGTGCAGACGTATCTTGCCGCCAATCCGCAAACGATCTATAACTGGGGCTTCCTTCCGGGCATTGATTCTGATGCAACTGATGCTGAAGCATTCTTCACGCTCTACAACAGCTATCAGTCATTACAGAAGTTCTATCTTCCGGTTACGGCAGCAACGTATGCAACGTGGGCAACTCAGAGTCAGCTTTTGAATGTGTTTGCTTTCATTCAGTCTCCCGGCGCTAATGCGAACACGGAACTGGATAGCGTTTCATTCATGCAATACATGACTGCTTTCAAGCCATCTGCTTCCAACAAACTTCCTCCGTCTCAGTATCGGTATCTGAGTGGTGTGACGGCTTATGCGCCGCTGACATCGACTCTTACCAATGCGTTTCTTTCTGGCAATATCAATTTCGTTACGACTGGCGCTGAAGGCGGCATTTCAAATACGATTATTGTTGCCGGTAAGAACCTGAACGGTACTCCTGCCAATGTCGCTTACTCAATCGACTGGGTACAGGTCAATATCAATCTTGCGGTATCAAATGCAGTTATTAATGGAAGCAACAATACGTTGAATCCGTTGTACTACAATCAAGATGGTATTAACTCGCTTCAGCAGGTTGCTGCAACAGTTGGTAATCAGGCAGTTCAAAGTGGACTGGCGTTAGGCCAGGTCATCACGACTTCTCTTGATCCGGTTACGTTCATTTCCAACATTGATGCGGGTTTGTATGCTGGCAATTTTGTCATCAATGCGATTCCGTTCAATACCTATGTCGCTGAAAATCCTGCTGATTACGCCAATCAGTTGTATGCTGGCTTCCAAGTGGCCTATACGCCGCAGTACGGATTCCAGACCATCGTGTTCAACATTCTCGTAACGCAGTTTGCCTAGGAGTAAAGCATGGCTACTAATCCGCTTTTGATCCCCGGCAATTTGAACAGAATCCGTGGGACCGTTTTGGTCCCCGGTAACACGGGACTCAGTATCACTGCACCTTACCTTGGAAAGGAAGGTATCGTTATCGCTCCGCAGACTGCTGTTGTCACGCAGTTTCAGGGAATGACCACGATTGTGAACTCTGAAGAACCGTATCAGATTGTCAATGTGACCGCTAACATCATGAAGTCTTTGGCTCTGTCTGCTGCATATATCAGCCAGATCCAGAAGTCTCCTACGATTGGCACTATAACCATTACCCCGGATACGGGAACGATGGCTCCGTTTACCTTGTATAACGTAGCTATCACCAACTGGGCGCAGATCAGCATGGCGGGTACGCAACCTGACTTTGCGATCACGTTCTCAGGTCAGTTCAATACTTCAAACGACCTCTGGCAGTTGGTATAAAAGAATAGAGTCGGATAGGGTCATCCCCGAATAGCAGACCCTGCTGCTTTCCGACTCTTCCTTTCAGGGTTCAATATAGGGAATTGAAATGAAGATTAACAAAGACTTGAATATCGTCTTGAGATTAACGGATGAAGATGGAAATCCAATCATTGTCCACTCAACTCCTCTGGCTACTTCTGTTTTTGAAGCCAACTGGAGGCTGTTCAAGGAAGCCTATGATGAAATGTCATCAGGAAAGGCTATGATTTCATCCGTTGTTCTTGCCAAAAGAATCTTTCTTGAAGCCGGTGAGAGCATTGGAAAAGAGGCCGAGGCCAGAGATATTCTCCTTAACATTGCGGGTGCTACATTTGTGTACACCACCAAGCCAATACTGCTTGAGCAGTCTAATGTTTCAAATGACATGAAAGACGAGATTCTGAGCCGCCTTGTTTTTTTTATCTGCTATCGTCGGCACATATTCCCATCGATGCTGAAGGACTGGATTTCAGTCATGCAAACTGCGCTCAGTTTGGAACTTACATCATCCACTGCTTCGGAGTGCTGGCCTTCATCGACGATATCGACCACGGCAGAACCTACTGGTCCTACGGGAGCATCATCTCCGATTTAATGGAGTCAGTTCGCACTTATCATTTCAAAGAAGTTTTTGAATGGGAGTGCGTAGCAGAATTTAGGAGCAGATATGGCAATCGAATCGGTCATTGAGTTAAAAGTAGTTGGTCTTGATGAGCTTGAAGCAAGACTCAAGGCTCTCAATGAAATGACGATTCGGTTTGGGGGCGGCAGTAATGCGCCGTCCTCTCCTGAAGAGAAAGAGGCCAAGGAAAAGGAAAAGGCTGAAAAGAAACAAGCCAAGGATGAGGCCACCAAAAAGAAAGATGAAGACAAGAAGGCGCTTGCCGCTCAAAAGGAATTCACTAAGCAACAAGACATCCTGAGAAGGAAACAGGAAGATTTCTCCAAATCCATTGGCAAACTAACAATGGATATGAGCAAGTTCAGCGCAAATCTTGTTCTGGATACTGGAAAGAAATTAGGTGGAGCGTTTTTAAGTCTCACCAAGTCAATTGTTGGCGCTGGTGGACTCCTAGCCAGCATTGGGTCAGTAATCTCTCTGGCGGGGCTTATACGGGCCTCACAGGATATTTCTCGACGGACATTCCAGGCTACCGGATATGGGATCATGAATCCCAATGTCATTGGTAGACTGCAAGCCACTTATGGCAAGTTCTCTGACGTTTCTGGTGGGTTAGCCGCTCTTACTGAAGGCGCATACAATCCCGCCTCTATCACAATGGGCGCTCTTTCTAACGTTATGTCTCGCGTAGGCATGAATGTATCCGCTCCAGAACTAAGGAGTATGGAATCAGAAAAGCGTTATCAGATGGTATCTGAGGCACTATTCAAGGCATCCAAGAATCAACAGTTATTTGAGATGCTGTCCAATCCTATTCTCGTTGAAAGGATGGGGCTAGAAGGGCTTGCTGGACCAGAAATCATGCAACGCTACCGCTCATACAGCCAAGGCCAATTTAATGAACTGAGAGGTATCGGGGAGAGCCGTAGAGGTATTCTTGAGATGCCGACTGAGACTCGCTTTGCGTATGAAAGATTTGGCGCTCAACGCGAGACTGGCATGGCGGCTATGGAGAATCAACTCCTTATAGCGATGCAACCTGTACTTGAGCCTATCAATCGCGTATTTACTGCTGTAGCCACAAACCTGATGAAGGGATCTGGAGCCTTCAAGGACTTCATTGAGGGTCTTACAGAAGACATTAATATGCTTGCAGAGGCCATCTCCACGGGAAAATGGGAAGCCTTGTTTGCCAACATACAAAAGCAGATACAGCCTTTTGCAGAGTCGGCGTGGAAGTGGATTCAGAACAGGGCTGGAGAGGCTTGGGATCATATCGTTCAGGCTTTTTTGGATAAGTTTAAGCCGCTTTCTGAGTGGATTGATAAGATCACAAACAGTGAATTCTATAAGCTGATCTCAAAGGTCGCAGAGATTGGATTCACATTGTTAGAGTGGAATGCAAAGTTAGGACTTGGTGCGCTAGAAGCTGGCGCTAAAGGCGTTAATGATTATGTCACACCGGCTATTGAAAAAGCGGCTGGCGTAGCTAATGTAGCTGGAGGCAAGATTTCTAGTGCCGCTGGATCTGCATGGGATTATGCAAAGAAAGTGGCAAAAGATTTGGGTCTTGATGAAAGCATTTTCACAAGTATGCTTTTTCAAGAAAGCGGAGGAAACACCAAGGCCATCAGCAAGAAAGGCGCTATGGGATTCGGACAGCTTATGCCTGGAACTGCCAAAATGTATGGCGTCACAGATCCCCTTGATCCTTACCAAAACATTCTTGCGTCAGGAAAATACCTGAAACAGAATCTTGAGGACTTTGGCTCCTATGATCTTGCTCTTGCGGCATACAATGCTGGTCCGGGCCGAGTTAAACAGTACGGAAACCAGATACCACCATTTCAGGAGACTCGGAATTACGTCAGCAATATCATGAATTCCGCCAGAAAGAGCGCATTCCGCAATGGATCACTCCCATCCGCTTCCTATATGCCGTCAGGGATGACCGGAGGAACAACGGGAATGTCACCTGTATTCACTATTCGCAACTACAATAACCCGGAAAACAGCGCGTCTTGGTCCTTCTCAAGTCAGTTTGGTCAGTTAAACACCGATAATCCCAATTACTAATGAGATACTACAGGCTCGAATTTGTAAATCCTCAGACCGGCGAAATCGCTGATGTCATTAATTCAAATGATGTCTACAATAATTATGCTGTCTTTGAGTCGCATCCGAATGGCATTTACAATCCAGGCTGCCTAGAAATCTCATTTGATTGTGTCATTACCGAGAGTGGCTTATCAGCACAGCCATATCACATCACGTTGCACAATGTGCCAAAGTCAATGCTTGGGATGGCTAGACTCTACAACTCTCTTGACTGCAATCTCTATGCAGGATTCAAGACGGGTCTGCCATTAGCAAATCCATACCAATCTGGCCTGATCGCAAAAGGAACGGTACAGGGATGCTACGGGAACTGGGCTGGAACAAATCTGACGATGGACTTCCTCATCAACCCTGTTCCTAGGGCTGGATCTCCATACCTGAATCTCTCTGCAAACATATATTCCACAACACCGCAGTTCTATTCATTTTCTTGGACTCCCCCAAATGGAAATCAGGGTGGAACGTTTATTGAGAAGCTAGATTCGTTTTTTAGGAATCTGGGATATGCGGGATGTGTTGGTAACATTGACGCGAACAATAAATATGGCATCAACGCAATGCCTAAGTTTTCTCTTGTATACACAACGATGGAGAAGTTTGCCGCTGCCATTCAAAGGCAGACACAGCTTCAAAATCCACCTAATTCGATCAACCCATCGCAAGCTCAAAACAACGCCTTGATCGGAAACTTTCAGCCTTATACGGGTGTGGTTCTTTATGCTGATCCGGTGTCCAACTATGTAATTGCTTGTGATGGCACTGCTCCTCCTCCCGCAAATCCATCATCAGCGGCGGCATCAGCCATAACAAAGTTACAGCTACAAGAGTTTGTTGGACAACCGACTTGGATATCAGCCGCAGGGATCATTCAGTCGATACATCCGATGAGAAATGACATTCGGGTAAACAACTTTATTCAATACCCAAACGGCATCCAGTCTAATATCATTGTTCCCGCATCAAGCACCACAGCAAGCCAGTTTTACTACTTCAACGGCGAAAATCTAAAATTGCAGGTGCTGAGAATGCGTCATGTAGGAAGATATCGTGATCCAAGCCCTACCGCATGGGTTACTTATATTGACGCTGATGGTGGCCTGAGAGAAGATCAGTTGAGTCCATATTCAGGCACAAATACGACTGGTCAAATTGCTGCTCAGTCTCCTTATGGATCATTAACAGAAACATTGTTCTAGGAGCGGTAATGAATCCAGTAAGTTCGGCATATACACTCGCCTTCGAATGGAGTCCCATTTATTTTACTGGCGGCATCCTTTCCTCTGTAAGCCCGATCTTTGGGACAGTAGGTCTTCCTATCATTGCCGTAACGGAGGCATTGTCTGTGGCTGGCTCTACTATTCATGGGATATTAAGCAGTGCTAGTGTTGAGCTTCCAAAACAGCCCTTCTTTACTTTCAGGCCGCTTCCAGGCGGATCTTTGTGGAAGTCAGAGATTGCTGAGTTTCCGTTCTATACAAACCAGATTGCAGCTAATTCTCAGGTGCAACAACCTCTGAACATTTCAATGTTGGGTCATTGCCCTGCAAGCAATTCCGCTCCATTCTCAGTCAAACTAGCAACGATGGAGGCGCTTCAGGCGTTCATTCAGGTCCATGTAAACAATGGTGGAACATTCACTGTTGCAACGCCGAGTTACATATTCACAAATTGCCTTCTGACTCAGATGATTGACGTATCGGCAGGTGAATCCAATCAATCGCAAGTATCTTGGCAGTTTGATTTTACGCAGCCATTGCTGACAATAGGTGGCACAGGAAACCCGATATCTGCGTCCCTGTCATCTGGTCTTAGTTCAATCTCAAATGGATCAGTGGTAATGCAATGACAACGATAAATATCCCGCTGACATACGCAACACCGATAAACTTTCAGTCCACATTGGATGGGATTGTTTATAGCTGCACTGTTTATTGGCTGTATTATGGTCAAAGAAGTTATATCAGCATTCAGGATCAATATGGAAACTTGATTGTCAATATAGCCCTGATTGGTAGTTCAACAACGGAAAATGTAAATCCTGTGAACATACTTGCTGGATACTTCAAAACAAGCACTATGTACTACTACCCAGCAAATCAAGTTTTGGTGATATCGCCGTGAATAACTATGGTGCTAGATATCCTATAGGTCAGGGCTTACAACAGATATCTTCATATCAGATCAAGGCCGCACTACAGGAAAGCGGTTGGTCTTTACCTTGTCAAGTGCAATCCGTGAGTGACGATGGATTATTTGTCACTGTATCTATTGCCGTGAACAATCTCTCTGAACTGTTTGCAAATATCACCATACCCATCATGGAATCTCAGTATGTGAGACTTCCTATTCAGAAGGGTGATGTGGGCGTAGCCAGAAAAGCGGATGTCAGTCTTTATCCGATTAGCGGGCAAAGGGACGGCAGCCCAAATTTTGGTCAGGATGGAAACTATGAGGCACTTCTAGCTTTTGAGCCAATATCAACCAAAGGAAGCAAAAATGGGATTTCTGGTTTTCCTGCAAGTTCTGACATAAATTCCACTTGGATTTATGGTCCTGATGGTGTCGTTCTTCAGGATCTCAAAGTAGATGAAAACGGTCATCAGTTGGTAAATGGGAAAATCACCATTTCTAGCAGTGGTGTCACCGTTCAAGACATTACAACGTCTGGAGCAACGCAAACCGTCAACATGATTGCGACGATTGCTAACAATCAGATTCAGTTAAAAGATAAAGATGGAAACTGTGTTGCTACAATCAACAAGACCTCATCAGGCGGCATTACGCTTGCGGTAGGAAATAACAACATCACTGTTAATGCAAGCCAAGCAAGCCTTACATTTGGCTCTAGCAACGTCACAGTCAATGGTAGTGGAGTTTCAATAACAGGAACCCTTACCATAAATGGTCAACCATACACGGCACATACACATTTGGCAGGAACACTTGTATCACCTTCTGGTCCTGTTACTGGAACAACTGGAGGCAAAGTATGAGGGTTTGGGGAAGAACTCCAGCAGGAAACGCGGCTGGATATGTGTGGACGGAAGTTACTACAGACTCTAGCGGATACAATGATGCTGTTTATGTTACGGCACTTTGCCAAGTGCTTCAGCTACAGACTAATGAATCTCCAATGTTTGCAAATTATGGGATTCCAGCGCAAAACAGCATCGCTACGCAAACATTCCCAGATATGGCTGTATACACCACACAGCAACAATACGCGCCCTATTTTGCGCTATTGAAAATCACTAAAGTCAACCAGCTAAACCAGTATAATGTGCCAACGCCTGTATATGATGTTAATGTGATTACCCAGTCTGGTAGCATTATTAACGCATCAGTTCCAATTCCAACCTGAGATAGATTATGTCGCTCCCCGTAGTTATGACTTCTGCTGGCGCAAGCATCCAGAGCGCACAATCGCTGAACTCTCAGATCATTGCTCTTGCAACCGCATCTGATCCGGGATTGACCGCCAATCTACCTGGAACATTGATTGAGGATATTGCCTCTACCGACACTGCTGCCTTGGTGCTTATCGATCAGGCCCAAGTTGAAACGATCAACTCAATGACGCCTTATGGCTGTAATCTCTTTGTATTGAACCAACAAGGACAGCTTGTAGGGATTCAGCAGGGACTTGGGAGCAATACTTCCGTCAATGTAGTTTTCTCTGGAACGCCTGGATATGTCATCCCACAGGGAATCATTGTTTCAGACGGAACCTATCAATACATTTCTCAGGAAGCGAGTGTCATCAACTCTACTGGAGTTAGCAACACTGTTTATTGCGTATCAAACTCAACGGGTTCGTGGGCAGTTCCAGCTAATTCAGTCACAACGATATCATCCTCAATACCGACTGGCGTAACGCTTACGGTTACAAACCCTACAACTGGCAATCCAAGCATCTCCATTCAGTCTCCTGAAGACTACAGGGCGCAAGTTATTGCGGCATATGCCGTAGGTCCTTCTGGAACTGTTTCAGCCATTAAGACGGCAGTAATAAAGGTTACCGGTGTTGTTCAATCGCTTGTAAGTGTCCGTCAGAACAACTATTACTCTCCCGCAAAATGGGAAGTGATTGTTGGCGGTGGAGATCCTTATGCGGTAGCGGATGCTATTTACGCATCATGCGGTGATCCAAATACGCTGTGCGGAAGCACCATGCTAGTGTCTGCTATTACAAAAGCGAATCCGGGTAAGGTCACAACGAATCTGGTTCATGGATTTAATGCTGGTCAGGTTGTTTACATAACTGGGATCGTGGGAATGACGGCCCTGAATGGTGTTGCACTGACGGTAACTCCAGTTTCTGGTGATCCATACTCGTTCACTATTGGTGTAGATACGACTAGCTACGCGACCTATATTTCTGGCGGCATCGTATCCACAAGCTCATCTACAATCACTATTCCTAGAGATGAGTTCATCACCATTTATGACAATCCAGATTCGTATGTGATCCCTTATGTTGTTCCTGTTCAGCAGCCAGTTACACTTGTATTCACTTGGAACACAAATGCTACAACCCCAGTCAGTAACGCATCAATTACTGCGCTTGCGGCACAACCAATATGTGACTATATCAATGCGCTTGGCCCAGGTCAGCCTGTGAACCTATATGAGATACAAGCGGTATTTCAGGCATCCGTATCACCATTGCTTCCAGCATCTGCTATTACACACATGGCTATCGTCATTGCGATAAATGGCATTGTTGTAGTGCCGGTATCCGGTACAAACACTGTAGTTGGCGATCCAGAAGGTTATTATTACATTCAAACCTCAAATGTGACATTTACTCAGGGATAACCTATGAGTCTTCCAACGTCAACAACCAATGTCACGCAAACGATTCCATCGTATCTGTATTTTCAGTACCAGAACGATCCTGATCTTCCATCATTGATCTCTGCGTACAACACGATGACGCAGAATTATCTTGATTGGTTTAATGACGTAAATCTTCCCATATATTCTGGTCTGAATGGCCCGTTGCTTGACTGGGTTGGGCAAGGAATTTATGGGATAGCAAGACCTACTCTGCAAGGTTCATCTTCTTCCTTTGAAGGTCAGATTGCCTCATACACAATTGATGATCTTCCTATTTCTGCGATTGAAAAGATATCAGGCACCACGATTTTTGAAACGCCTGATGATATCTACAAAAGATTGATTACTTGGTTCTATTTCAAGTCGGATGGATTCGCTTTCACAATTCCTTGGCTAAAGAGAAGAATTTACAGATTTCTTTATGGCGCAAACGGGACAAATCCTAGCCCTGTTTTTACGCCAACAATTAGCGTGACATTCACGGAGTCATCTCCTGTTCCGCTTTGCACTATTGCCTTAACGGGAACGCCCTCTCCTGTTACTCAGTATTTCCAGGCGGCTGTCCAAAATGGCGCTCTCGGATTGCCGTTTCGATTTATTTACAACGTCACCATAGTTACATAGGTCCAATATGACAGCGTTGATTGAACTTTACGCAAATAACGCTCATAGCTTGCTTGCAAACTCAATTACGTCTTCTCAGACGACAATTACATTGCAGACGGGTGATGGGGCTAAATTCCCTAATCCCACAGTAGGGGCCCAGTTTTTTAGGATAGCAGTTACTTCTGCATCCAGTCCCGATACCGTTATTGAGATCATGTACTGCACTCAGAGGTCATCAAACACTCTGACAGTTATTCGTGGACAAGAAGGAACAACTGCCCAAGCCTGGAATGTTCTTGATTTGGTAGGAAACATTGCAACAGCGGGGACCTATTCTCAGTTTATCCAGCCTTATTTCGGTATTGATACAGGCTCTGTGAATGCTTATGTGATATCTACGCCGCAAGCATACTCGGCTTATTTCACCGGTATGCCAGCCACGTTTGCAACATTGAATGCAAACACATCGACCACTCCTACATTAAATGTTAATGGTCTTGGTGCGGCTACAATAAAGAATGGTGATGGCTCTGCGATTCTTGCCGGTCAGGTTGCCGCAAACAGTGTTCTTGCAGTCATATATAACAGCAATGATTCATCGTGGAGAATACAAACCCCTTCCTACGATCAGGTAATTAGTTGTTTAGGTTATGTGCCTGTTAAAAGCGTAAATGGCAAAACTGGTGTTGTAAGCCTTACGGTTTCCGATATTCCAGGTGCTGCGCCAATTGATTCACCGACATTTACTGGAAGTCCAAAAGCCCCCACCCCATCCGTTGGTGACAGCTCGACTGATATAGCAACAACAGCATTTGTCGCGACATCATATGCCCCATTGGATTCTCCACATTTAATAGGAACACCGACTGCTCCAACCCCGCCTGCGGGAGATAGCAGCACAAAGATAGCAACAACAGCATTTGCCTTTGCCGCTTCAAGGCCTTGGTTTTATTTGAACTCTGCAACAACGCTTGTAGATCAGTATTACAATGTTGATACAACTATTGGCGGCTTTACATTGACGCTTCCTGCATCACCAACAAAGGGAACAACAATTTCGTTCATGGATTCTGATGGTATGTGGGGAACGAATAACTGGACGCTTGCAGGGAACGGAAACACGATCATGGGTTATTCAACGCCGTTGACCGTTAATGTCTCAGATCAACAATTTTCTATTTGGTATAACGGTTCCGATTGGAGGTTAGTGTAATGCCATTACTTAGTGATTTTCTTTCAGCTACACAATACAACGTATACAACACCGTAACTACGTCTGGAGTATTTAAAAGCTCAATTATATTGTTTGATACAACTCCCGGAACACGAACATTTCAGATCCCTGTAAATGTCACCAAAGTTCGCTTTGCCTGTGTTGGTGGCGGCGCTGGCGGTAGCGCTACTGGCGGTGGTGGCGGCGGTGGCTATTCTGAAATGATTGCCACAGTCACTCCTTTAACTACATTGTCTTATACGGTTGGTGCGGGCGGCGCAGGAGTATCAACGTCTTCTGGCAATAATGGCGGCTCTAGCATTATCAATGGAATGACTGCAACCGGAGGCATTTCAAATAACGGCGCTGGCGGCACAGGATCAGGAGGAACCATAAACACTTCCGGTGGATCATCAAACGGTGGCGGTGGCGCAAGCGGTCACAGATACGGAAATGGCGGGAAAGGCAATGGTGGTGGAGGCGGTGGCTGGATGCAATCATCAGCCGGAGGCGCTGGCGGGAATGGCGGCATTGATGGGTTTGGATTGGGCCTATTTCCCGGAGTCGGGGGGACATATGGGGAATCTTATAATGGAAGCATAGCCATTTCATTTGTCGCATCTCAGGCCGGATACGGATCTGGAGGTGCTTATGCGTATGGTTCAGGTGGTGGTGGAATTGGTGGCGGTGGAGGAACCGGATTCTATCTTTCAGCAGCAGGAGCTACATATCAGTCGATAGGCGCACCCGGCGGTTATGGTGGTGGCGGCGGTTCTGGCTCGGGCACTTCGCCAAATGTAGCATCCGGAGGATCGGGTGGAAATGGCATTGTGATTATTGAGATTATCCAATAAGAATCGCTCAATTTCTTCTTGTTATTTTTATTTCATTAAATACAGGATGTTCTTATACATTCAAGGCGAGATTGATTCCAGATGGTGAACCGCAGGATGTGACCTGCAAAGTCAGTCCTGATTCTGAATTACCGGCATTTCCGAAGCCAGCTAATCTGGAAAGTGACGGAAAGATCCTGATGGAAGATTTGACCGCTTACATTTACAATCCGGCAATTAAAATGAATTGCGAGTACTAGGAGATTGGTATGAGTTTGAAAGACAAAATCGAAGCACTTGGTGACTCTATTGGTGAAGACCTGAAGGCCGTTCTCCATGAACTTGCAGTGCTTGCGGGTGCGGTGGCTCCTGTTGCTGAAGCCATTGAAGCGGTTGCGGCTCCAGAGGATGTGGCGGCTACTGCAGCGGCGGCTACAGTGGCTCAAGAGGTAGCGCAGGTCACGCAATGAACATTTTCAGCGCAATCTCCAATGCGACTCAGGTATTCCAGCGGGGTAAATCTATCCCGTGGAGTTCTGTGTTGACGAATACGGAAGCTGGTGCCGCTGCCCTCTATGGATTTTTTTCTGCCCTTGTAGGGCTTCTGAATGCGCTTGGCATCCAGATTGATATGGGCGGCACTGAACTTCATACGATGGCAAATGGCACCACCGCGTTAGCTTCATTGGGCTATGCCGTTTATAGAGCCGCTACCAATCCAGAAACGGGAATAAGTCATGGTGACAAGTAAAGACTGTCTATCCAAATGGGGTGATCCCTTCGCTAACGAGGGGAAGTTTATGGTTCTCTGGGATGTGCCGACTTCATTGGAGGTTGGCGTTATCCCCAAGAAGATCTATTGCAATCGGGCGATGATTGAGCCTCTGACAAAGGCATTTAATAACGTCATTAGTCGAGGTTTGGTTGGTCAGCTCAAAACTTGGGATGGCTGTTTTAACCGCCGACAAAAACGTGGTGGAACTTCCATGTCTCTCCATTCGTGGGGTATAGCGATTGATATTAATGCGGCATGGAATGGGTTTGGTAAAACGCCTGCCATGTCACCAGAACTTGTGAAATGCTTCACGGATGCAGGGTTTGATTGGGGTGGCGTATGGAAGAAGCCAGACGGGATGCACTTCCAGTTATCTACCATCTAACGGTATAATCAATCATGGAATCAAAAGGATGCGTCACATGAATGTTGATTTACCCCCAATTGATGCGGCAACCTTCTGGGGAACCGTGACAACCATTGTTTCAGCCCCCATCTTTTGGGTGTGGCGAAAGATCCGTCATCTGGAAACTAGCTTCGTCACCAAAGAAGAATTTAGTGAACGATTAGATCTTCTGGAAAAATCTAATACCGCCAGAACAGATGCCATACGGAATGATATTTCACGCGTAGAAGCATCTATCAATCTTCTGACAACGCATCTTTTGAATCGCAAATAAGAGGTCCCAATGATTCCACGCGCTCTCACTCAAACAGGCACAGGATCTTCAGCATCTTATGCCGTTAATAGCTTTGTTTCTTCTGTAAATATCGGATTCGGGTGCGTAACTACAGGAACTGTTACATATACCGTTCAGCACACTTTTGATGGAACCAACTGGTTTAACCATCCTGATGTCGCATCAGAAACAACTAATGCAGATGGAAACTATGCTTTCCCGGTGGCAAGCATTCGAGTTACTGTAACGGCTGGAACTGGCTCTGTTGCTGTTACGATTATACAAGCAGGGGTTAACGCACAATGATCGGTGGTGATTCAGTATCCGATTTCGTCAACACGACCTCTGGTGTTGCCCAGGGTGTCACGGCGAAATTTGGAGTCGGCGGCGCTGGTGTAGTGGCTGGCGCTGTATCACCACCACCTAATGTCTACAACCAGAACTCGTCCACTTGGATAGCGATCAACTAATATGGCTACTCAATCCTTTATCATCAAGCGCGGAGCGACTCTGGCATTAGCTGGGACAGTATCTCTTCCTACAGGAGTGTGGACTGCGACTTCTGAAGTAAAGGATCAAACTGGCACTCTGGTATCGACGCTAAACGTCACTCTAACGGCTCCTACGGCCCCATCTACAGTATGGGTGATTCTTATGGGGCAAACATCAGACGATACGCTGACATGGCCTCTTGGTCCATTAAATTGCGATATCCGTTATGTGAGTAGCGGAAATGATGTGATCTATACGCCTACGTTCCAGTTTAATGTTGTGCAGGAAATAACCGATATTTGAGGTAAGCCTTAATGTCTAGCGTTGTCACTTATCTCAACATGGTTGATCCAGCAACGCTGGAAGTTCTTCCGTCTTATCCTCAAGTAACGCTGACAGTTTTCGGCAATGTGCTTCAGGGAGTAACCGGCGTCACCGGAGTTACTGGCGTAACGGGGGCCACAGGAGCGGGCGTAACCGGGGTCACTGGCGTAACGGGTATTACAGGCCTTACAGGACCTACTGGCCCGCAAGGGATAACTGGTGTTACCGGTCCTCAAGGAAATATAGGAATTAGCGGTGTAACCGGCATAACCGGTGTAACTGGTGTCCAAGGCGTCACCGGCATAACTGGTGTTACTGGCGTTACCGGCGTCACAGGGCCAACAGGCATAAGCGGGACTACAGGAGTCACTGGTGTTACCGGCGTTACTGGATTGGGTGTCACGGGCGTTACTGGTGTCACCGGCATTACCGGCGTCACCGGACCGACTGGACCGCAGGGAGCTTCTTTAAACTTAAAAGGTTCAGTACCGAATGCTGCGGCATTGCCCCCGACTGGAAACGCACCTAATGACGCCTATATCACATTAGATACAGGTGATCTTTGGGTATGGAATGGTACTGCATGGTTTGACGCTGGCCACATTGTTGGCCCATCAGGTGCGAAGGGCGTTACTGGTGTTACCGGTGTAACTGGCGTAACTGGCATTACGGGTATTACGGGCACAACTGGTGTCACAGGAATTACCGGCGCAACTGGGTTGTCAGGCGCATTGATCTGGTATGGGCCAAATCCTCCTTCAGATACTGTGACTTATTCGCAGTGGTGGAATACAACCACTGGTAGTGCCTTTGTCTATTACACGGATGTAAATGGCTCCCAGTGGGTTGAGGCTGATTCTGGCGTCATGGGTCCTACTGGGCCTACTGGAGCGGGCGTTACTGGTGTAACAGGGGTTACTGGTGTAACAG